AAAAAAGACAGATTGCAAGAAATCGATTACAAGATTATTTAATGTCGACAGAGACAATACCGGGTACTAACATAACAAGAGGACAGTTTGCTCGTGATTATAATCAAGGTATTGGACAGTTTGCACAACCTGATTATGATGCGTTAGATCAACAATCTTATACACAAGATTTAGGTGGTGGTGAATTTACAGACTCCATGGGTAATGTAGACTATAGTGATCCATACGATCCAGGTGGAGGAGAGTAATGGCAAAGATAGTACAAGTATTAACAAGACCTAGTAAAGAATACAGACAATCTGTGGCTGACTCACAGGTCAGAGATCTCGATGCTGTAATTCAAAAACTAAATACAACGTTTCAACAAGAACTTAAAGATGAGGTAGAAGCATTTAATTTCTTTTTACAATAATGGCTAATAATTTTATTAATAAAAAAGTAGATTTAAGTACAACTGATTTAACAACTTTATATACAGTTCCTTCTGCAAAGACCGCAGTGGTTAAATCTATTTTAGTGTCTGAAGATGCAGGGTCCGGGGCTAATATTACAATAACATTAGTAAACTCATCTGGTACTATATTTAGTTTATTTAAAACTAAATCTATATCTTCAAATACTACCGTAGAACTTTTGACTCAGCCTCTTGTGGTAGAGGAAAGTGAGGCAATAAAAGTACAAGCAAGTGACGCGAATGAGCTGCACGTTATAGCTTCAATATTAGAAATACAGCCAAGAGAGGTAACAACGTAATGCAAGTATTAAAACCAGAGAAAATAATAACTACTATTTCTAACCTAAAAACAGGTGAAATATACAAAACTGAGGAGGAATGGAAAGCTAAGGGTATATCAGAAACAGACATAAGAAGAGACGTAAAAGTAATAATGCCATCTCTTGATTTGTTTCCAAAAACCAAGTAATGTGGAAAACTCAGGTATTTTGCCTGCCCTATTTTTAACATATTTACAACTATGACGATATCGAGAATGCAAGAACCCAGACAATTATACGGCTTAGGAAGCTTCGTAAAAAAGATTACTAAACCTATCAAAAAGATAGTTAAGAGTCCTATCGGTAAAGCGGCGTTAGGTGCTGCTGCATTATATGGTGTTAATAGATTTGGTATTCCTGGAACAGGAGGATTTGGACAAGGAGCTATTAGTAGACTCTTTTCAGGAAGAGTTGGAAATCCAGCGATGCAAAAAGCAATTGGATCAGGTGGAGGACTAGGAGGATTAATAAAAAGAATAGCTGGAGGAGCTGTAAAAGGTTTCGGTAATTTATCTGGGGGTCAACAAGCATTTTTATTAGGTGGTGCTGGTTTATCTTTATTACCTTTTTTAACAGGAGGTGCTGAAGAGGAAGAAGACATTGTTGAAGATACTTTTGATGTTACACCTTCAAGCATTGCCAACATTAGACAGATGGCAAGAAACAGAGATCCAAGTTTAGCTTTCTTACCACAACAAAAATTTGTAAGATCTGGTTTTTATGCAGCTGAAGGTGGTACACCTAGAGAGATGTTTGCTAAAGGTAGTTCAAAAGGTGGTGGAATATTTTCTTTAGCTAATCTAATAAAATTATTAAATCCTTTAGATCCAAGTAAAAGCAATTTAAGAAAAACTATAGAAACAGGCTCTTATGTCTTACCTATGCTTCCTTTTAAAGAAGGTGGTGTAGCAGAACTACCACAAGTTAGAATGTTAGAAGGTGGTGTACCTGAAATAGATTACAGAGAGTCAGGTGGATTTGTACCAATGGGTAAAAAAGAAAAAGCAGATGATGTCCCAGCGATGTTATCAAAAAATGAGTTTGTTATGACAGCAGATGCTGTTAGAGGTATGGGTGACGGCAATGTAGAAAAAGGAGCCCAAAAGATGTATGATCAAATGAGACAATTGGAGAATAGAGTAGTATAATGGCATTACCAGATTATTTAAAAGATACAGCACAAGATTTTGCAAAACAGTTAACAGCAACAACGTCTGTTCCAATAGATACAGGTACATTTACTGGTAGACAATTTGTTGGTGGTGAAGATCCATTACAAACACAAGCTATTGGTATAGCACAACAGG